CAATGATCTTGTAGCCCTTCTGACGCAGCTCGGCTTTGCGCTCGGCGCTGACCGGGTGTTGCTCGTAAACCACTTTCTCGCTCATGGCGATCTCCTGAGGAATGCGCCCCGAAGGGCGCTATGCCGATTACTGCGCGGCGTCACCGATGGTCATGACGCCAGCCGAGGCCTTGATGCTGTTTGCCACCAGATCCCAGTTGGTGCCGGTGGACAGCTCGGCGTTGGTCGGCGACTTGCCGCCGTTGGCGGTGTCCCAGGTGTAGCCCTTGAGGCCCAGACCGAAGGTGTAGTCGGCCTGCATGGTGGTCTCGATGCGCTCCTTGCCGTTGGAGGTCTCGATGTTGGTGATCAGGTCAGAGCCATCCATCACCACCGCGGCGCCGTCAGCCAGGCTGAGCACCTTCTGCTTGTTCGGGGTGCCGGCCTCGTACAGCGCAGGGGCGTCGGTGATGATCACAGCCTTGCCGAGAATGTCGACCACCTGCACACCGGAGAACTGGAACAGGCGCTCGGCGTTGGCGAGGTTCTGACCGACCAGCTTGTGGTACATGGCACCGGTCATGACCTGGGCCACCAGGCGCTGGGAGGCATCACCGAACAGGGCGTGCGCGTTGTTGATCGCCACATAGGTCACGCCAGCAGTCGCCGACACGTCGTTGGTGGCGGTTGGCTGGTTGCCGATGGCGGCGGCCAGGGCCGAAATTGCGGTGTTCAGCTGGTCCGACATGATGGCTTCGGACAGGTTGCGGCTGATCACCTCCAGCGCCTCCTCCGGGTTTTTCTGGATCCAGGAGAGCTGGGAAGGCTCCCACAGGATCGGGCCGAAGCCGCCGGCGATCTTCACCGAGTCGTACTGCTTCTGAGCCAGCGGGGTGGACGCCTGGTTGCCGTTGGCTGCATAGCGGTCGACACGACGCTGGGCGCCGTGAAGGCCTGCCCAGAACGATTCCTGCAGGAAGTCGCCGTCGATGCCCTGGGTGGTAAGGCGGATGGCGCCCGCCGAGGATGCGTTGAACTTCTCGACGTCCTGGGCCAGGGTCTCGATGGTGGTGCGTTTGAGGTATTCGTTGAACACCTTCATGTTCGAAAGGGCCATTGGGCCTCCTTATTCGCTTGCGGTCAGGCCCTTGATGGCTTCCAGGCGCTCTGCCTTGGAGCCACCGAAGTTGCCCTTCGTGGGTTTGTGCTGGCCACCGCCATTTGGAGCGCCGCCACCATTGGCGCCGGAGCTCTTCAGGATGTGGTCACGATGGGGGTACTGCGAGACGAGGGTCTCGAGCGCTTCGTTGAAGTCGGCCAGTTCGCCTGGACGGGAGCGACTGAAGACCTTCTGGCCCTGGGCGTCATAAGCGACGACCTTGCCTTCCTCGATCTTGAAGTTGCTGCCAAAGGTGGCCTGGACCATGTCCGCCGGCACAGCCATCTTCTCGGCGATGAACTGGGAACGGGCAAAGCTCCCGCCAATCTTCTCGGCATACAGCTGCTGCTCGAAGGTCTGCGCCTTGGTGTTGGCTTCGTCCAACTGGGTCTGGAAGGCCTTGCTGATCTCGCCCTTCACCTTCTCGATCTCGCCGGCATCCACCAGCTTCTTGGCATCTAGATTGGCGACAGTTTCCAGGGCCTTGCGCGCAGCGGCAGCATCCTCGATGCCCTCGAAGGCCTTAGCGACCTTCTCGAATCCATCGGCACGCTCGCGATGCGACTTGGCCTCGGCGTTCAGCCGGGTGATGGTGTTACGGGTGCCTACTGCATCGAAGGCGACTTCTTTGCCGTCGTCTTCCACATAGACTGGTTTCCCGTCTTCGATCACTGCGTACTGCTTACCATCCACTTCAACAGTCTTGAGTTTCATCTCGTCTCTCTGGGCCATCCGGCCTGTTGGTGAGCCATCCGGCCCCAGGTCGCCCCGTCCATCCGAACCGCAGGCATGAAAAAGCCCCGCACTGGGCGAGGCTCTGGAATTGCGCGCCACGAAATGGCGCTCTGGTGTTTTGTGGCGCGGACTACAGAAGCCGCTCCCGCAGCTCCTCGAGTGTCAGGAACTTGCCCTTGTCGTTGTAGAAATCTTTGAATTTGAGCTTTCCTTGTCGCACCAGCCTCCCGCGCTCAGGCCCGAGGATCTGGTCCTGCCGAGCCGCTGACTGACCCTGCAGCCATTCTCCGAATGTCACCTGCTGGGGAGACTGCCCATCCAACAAGGCCATAACCTGGGCATCAGTGATGCCAAGCTCTTTCGCACTCTTCAGGACTGGCCACTTGGATGATCGGCAGCAGAAGTGCAGCCTGCCAGGCCCGGCAAGCCAAGGGATCTTGTGTCCGATCGGCTTGTACGTGCCCAGCGTGTAGGGCAGCCGGTCGCGGATGCGGCACATGACTGTTGTCCGGTTGTCCAGGATGCTGACCCACTCCACATGGCTGATGAGGACGGCGTTTGCCTCGAATGCCTTGTCGCTGGCCACTGCTGCGGCGCTCGATACTGCCGACCGCACCACCGACTCAACATCGCGGCGCGACTTCTGCAGAACGCCGTCGGCATACCTCTCCGCCCGCGTCCCCATGATCGTGCGGACGATCTCGGCAGTGGGCTTGCCATCCACGATCCCAGACCGCACAGCATCACGGATCGATGCTGC